AGTGGAAAGCAGTATTTACAACTCATACTTCAGATAAAAAAATGGCGTTTGAAGATGAGTTTAAATCATTAGGAATGGCTCAAGTAAAAGCTGAAGGAACATCAGTTGCTCAGGATACTATGAGTGTTAGATACCAAACTACGTATTTACATACAACGTACGGTCTATCATTTAGTATCACCGAAGAAGCAATGAGAGACAACCTATATGCTAGTCAGTTTCCTCAACATTTAATAGCTCTTAGGAATTCACTTAGAGCTGCTAAATCACAAGCTGCTGCTAACGTATTTAATTTGGGATCTACGACTCAGATAACATCTGATGGCGTTCCGTTTTTCTCAGCTCTTCATCCATTAGATAATGGTGCAGATGTTTCTAATTTGAGTAACGTTGCTCTTAGTGAAGTTGGTATTCAGAATGCTATTATCGGTATTCAACAATTCAAACAACTAAGTGGAATTCTAACTAATACAATGCCTAAGAAGCTTTTAGTTGGTCCTGCTAATCAGTTTGCAGCAAGTATTATTCTAGGTTCTCAATACAGAACTTCTGTTGGAACTGCAAATAATAATGCAATGGCAGGTGTTAATGATATTAACGCTATATATAATGATAGTTACTTGCCAGGTGGTTATACAGTTAATAATTATATAACATCACCTACATTTTCAGCCATTATTACTGATGCTGAAAGAGGTCTTATTCATTATGAGCGTGATAAGTTAGAACCTTGGAATTGGATGGACAACACTACAAGAGATATGTGGTTTGCAGCAAAAGAAAGATACTCTTTTGGAGTAACTAACTGGCGTTGTGCTTATGCTATTTCAATGTAGAGGTTAATCATGCCAAGTCATAGTAGAGCTTTAGCTGATATTCTTTTAAAAAACGCCCCTAAAAAGGGCGTTAAGAAAATTGAAGTTAAAAAAGAAGTAACTAAAACAAATAAAAAATAAAAAATAAATGACTATTTTTAGACAAGCAGTTAATGTTCCTACAGTTGCATCTAGTGTTGCTAATATTGGTACATTTGGAATTGGTGCAGTTGGTAGATTAGTATTAAATGGTTCACAAGCTAATATAACTGGTCAGGTTTCATTTATTAATAATGGATATGCGTCAGGGATAAGTTTTGCTAGTTTGGGAAATATATCAGCTGCTAGTTTTACAATAGTTGGTACGTATAATGGAACAATTATTACAGAAACTATAACTGGTCCAAATGTTAATACAGTTTACACTAATAATTTATTCCATACTATTATTAGTGTAAATATTAGTATAGCTGCTGTTGCTGCATTTACTATAGGGTCAAATTATAATGTAGCAGTTGTTTTAACAGATGGTAATAGTAGAATGGGCGATTCTCATTCAAATTATACTTATAGTGTATTACTTAACTCTCTTACTGCTGCTGGAGCATGGGCAGCTGGTGGAGCAATAATATATGGAGTAGCTAATACTGCTCCTGCGTCATTGCAAGTAGCAACTTTAGCATATGCAACACGACCTAGTAATTATTTTTCATTACCAGTTACTGGAGTTGCTTTGGGTGGTTTTACACAATTACAATTGAATAATGGTGTTATTACTCAAACAACATACCCATATGCTGCTGTAATTGTTTATTTAGCTGCGGGAATTAATACAACTCCTACTTTTATTGAAGTTTCACAGAGTTAAAAATGAATAAAAATTGGATAAAAGAAGCTATAAAGAATAAAGGTGGTTTACACAAATCTTTAGGTATTAAAGAGGGAAAAACTATATCTGAAACAAAATTAGATAAAGCTCTTCATTCTAAAAATACAAAAGTCCGCAAAGAAGCTAATCTTGCAAAAACATTGAGAAGTTTTAGACCTAGAGGTAAATAATGCCTTTAGTTACTTCTTCTACCTATAATTTTCAAGCATTAGAAAATGATGAACTAATAACTGAATGTTTTGAACGTATTGGTATATCAGCTGAGCAATTAGTACCTGTAAAATTGAATTCAGCAAAAAGAAGTTTAAATCTCTTATTATTAGATTGGATAAGTAAGTCTATAAATTTGTGGACATTGAATACTGCATATTTATCCTTGAATACAGGTCAATCTCAATATTCAATGAATTCTACAATTACAGATATTCTTCAGGTAAATTTACGACAATTTACGAGGCAATTAAATGGAACACCACAATCAAATACACTCGATACTTATGATAATGGTGGCGGTGGTAATCCTTTATTTGCTTTTGACGGTAATTCGACCACAGCTTGTGTTCAGAACGCTATTAACGGTAATATTTCTTACTCGTATGGTGTCGGAGTATCACAAACAATAAATTTTATCGGCATTCAATCAAATACTACTACTTTGTATACATTGCTTGTAGAAACTTCAGATGATAATGCTACTTGGACAACTTTAATGACTATTCCACCTCAAACATTTACAGCAGGAGTAGCAGTATGGTTTGATGTTATATTGCCAGCTAATACTATGACATATCGTATTAGGGAAATAGGAGGAGCGACTCTTAATATTCAAGAAATCTATTTTACCAATAACATAACCGATTTAAAATTAAGTTCTGTGAGTAGGGATACATATTTATCTTTTTCTCAAAAGTTTATTCAGGGTAAACCAAGTTGCTATTATTTTAATAAGCAGATTACCCCGATATTAAATATATGGTATCCACCAACAAATAATTATCAAGTTCTTCAATATTCTTATGTTAATATAATGCAAGACGCAGGTGGGTTCTATAACATAGCCGATATACCGTCTCGTATGCTCCCAGCTCTTACTTGGGGCTTGACTTGGATGCTAGCTATTAAATATAATCCATCATTAGCAGCGGAAATGAAGAATGAATATGAGCAGGCATTTAGTATTGCAACTGCTAATGATAGTGAAAATGTTAATTTATCTATAAACTACGATATAGGTAGTTATTATGAAAATTGAAAAACGCAGATATCAGTGTGATTACTCAGGCGAGATGTTTGAGAAATTATATAAACAATATGAATGGGCTGGTGATGGTAAAATATGGACGGGTTTATGGGTAGGGCAAAAATATTTAGATGTCCCTCAAGAACAGTTAAGAACACCTATTATAAAAGATGATCCTAAACCTGTAGCTAACCCAAGACCATTTACCCCTGGACAATTCGTATAAGATAATTCTAATAATACGTAAAAGGGGTTTCAATGAGTGATTCGAATACACTACGGATATTGTCAATTGATGGTGGGGGAATGCGTGGATACATTTCTACTAATTTTATGGAGTTATTTGTTCAACAATGGGGAATAAATCCTAATCAAATTTGGAAATATTTTGATGTTATAACTGGTAGTTCTATCGGTGGCATTCAGGCCTTAGCGTATTCAATAGGTCTTGCTCCATCAGAAATTAATAGCTTTTTCACTGTTGATGGTCCTTGGATATTTACAACAAGTACTTCGACACCTTCTAGTACTCCATCTACATTAACTAAGATAAACACTATTGTAGGAGGACCATTAAGTAATCCTACTTTTTATCCTAGCACTACGGCTGGCATTGGCACTATGCGATTAAATACTAAGTTAACATCAGTGTTTGGTACAAACACATTACAAAATGCTTTAACTAATGTTGCTATAACATCTTTTGAAAAGAATGACGCTAATCCTGATTTTTCTCAAAATACAAATACACCTATTTATTTTTCTAATAGTAATATTGTTCCTATTTTATCAGGTCAAAATAATTTAATGGTTGATGTTGCTATGTCAACAAGTGCTGCACCATTGTATTTCCCACCATGGGTTATAGGAACAGATTCTTATATAGATGGGGGTGTAACACAAAATAATCCTGCTTCATTTGGACTTGCGATAGGTAAAGCACTTAAACCTACTGCTAATAGATTCTGTGTTTTATCAATAGGCACAGGACTTGGCGATGTTGGATTCCCTGCAACAACTACTTTAAATAAAGCTAAAAAAGAATTATTAGAGTTAAATAATAATCCTAAGGTTTATGGTGAAAAATGGAACTTATCTAACAAACAGGTTAGTAGCTTACAAAGTACTATGAATAATTTAGGAATTCTTGAAGGTGCTAATTTAATTATGTATCTAATTGGTGCAATGACTACTGGACCTCAAGAAATAGTAGCGCAAGAATTAAATATAGAAGCTAAATATACATTAGATAATTTATTTAATTATAGAATGCAATATTATCTAGATCCAGTATTAGATACTGAATTAGATAATTCTACTCCTGATATTCTAGCATATTATAAAACTTCGGTTACTCAATATTTTAATAATGATATTGCAAATATAACTAATTTTATTGCTCATTTATCTGCATGAACTATGACGTTTTACATAATTTTATATCGCCTGTTACAGGTAGAGTACCTTTAATTAAAGATTATATCTTAATTGGCGGTAGTGATAATTTTTCTATTATGTCGCCTAAACTAATAGATATGCAACTTGATATTATCGATATCAGACATGATTTTGATAACTTAGCTGCATCAAGTTTTATAGTTGGTTTTCCAAATACACAGTTACCGAACAGTCAGGTTCTAAGTTCCTTAGATAATGGTTTTATGTACAATACAGATGGTATTGTCAGTATTACAAATAATTTTCCTTTACCAGATTTAACTTATAAAAATATATGGATAGGGGATGCAAATAATAGACCACAACCAAATCCAATAATTACTATTGATAATTTACCAACTCTTGGTACAGCAAGTATTATTGTTCCAAATCCTCTTGACCCAACCACTCCTATTACTATATCAGGTGGTAAAATATGGCATGGAACAGATTCAAATCGACCTGAAGAATCAACAGCATTGTTGGTAGTAGAAGGGGATGTTGCTTTACTTAATTTTAGATTTCTTAGTGCTAATTTTATTATGGGTGGCAGTAGTTTACCTTTAAAAACAGTGATGCCACGATCTCAGTTTATACAAGATTTACCTAATGGCATTCTTAAACGAGCTGATAGTACTGATTTACTTCGTCCAAATTATATACAAATAGCGGAACCTGGAGTCGATTATTTACCAGGGATTAGTCAACCACCTTTGCCAGATATTAGTAATTTCTTACTTTATAGCAATAATAAAGTTTATCAATGTCCAATTACTTATTTAGAAGATCCAGGTGGAAATGGTATTTTTAATTTTGATGGTGGAACAATAAAAGCTTTAAACTTTGCTGCTAAAAGACATAACGGGCAAGATGCTTCAGTTACAGTCGAAGGAAACGCTTATATTTCAGAAACAATAGGGGCAAGACGGATAATATTATATGACTCAAAAGAAATAGCTCACAGAAGAGAAGATGGAGTGATGTTAGAAGGTCCTGCTCCATTAGCAATTGGCACTATGTTAAAATGGATTATGCCAAGTGCTATTAGTACCGAGGGTCAAATATTACAAGATATAGGGGCTAACATAGGTGGCGGACGTTTATTAGGATTTGTCAATATGTTACCAGATGGTTTAACTAACACTTTGTTAGCACAAGGTGAAGTTGGAGGTAAAAAAACATTTGTTAATGCAACTTTAACTCAGAATAAAATATGGGTTGGAGATGCTACTAATAAACCTGTTGAGACTGATCTTAATTTTGCTCCAAATGATGCTACTTATATATTGAAGACAGCAAGTGCAAATTTAAATCAGGCTCAAGCGTTAGACATACTAGGTACGGGTATGGCTAAAATTGTTGCAGGAGGTGCTTTTGCAATAGCTATACCTGATGAGGATTATGCGACAAAAGCGACTTTAGAACAGATAAAAGCCGAAACTGAAGCATTTAAAAATGAAGCAGCTGCGTCGGCTGAAGAAGCTGCTGCTTCCGCAACTGAGGCAGCGGCATCTGCAACCGAAGCAAGTGCATCAGCTGTAGAAGCGACAGGAGCAGCAGCAGAGGCAACAGGAGCAGCCGCAGCAGCTGGAGCATCAGCAACAGCAGCTGGTTTATCTGCTACAGGAGCTGGAATATCCGCATTAGCAGCTGCCGCATCAGCATTATCTGCTGGATCTTCTTCTAGTAGTGCTTCCTCATCTGCTTCAGATGCTGCTTCTTCAGCAAGTAATGCAGCAAATTCAGCTACTAATTCTGCATCAAGTGCTACACAAGCTCATGATTATTTAAATATTTTACTAACTACTGGAATTACATTACAAGGAGATATTACTGGTAGTGGGGGTTTAAGTAGTCCAATAACAACTACATTTATACAAAATCCAGTATTCCATGGTAATGGGAGTTTAACATTACCTACAGGAAATGTTTCACAAAGACCATCATCATTAATACCTGGAATGATTAGATTAAATACATTATAATATTTTGAAATAACAATTTAAAAATGAGAAAATAATGAAAGAAGTAAAAGAAATTACTGAAAATAAAGATTTAGAGGTTTTAACTAATTCTATTCCGAGTGTAACCTCTGTTTTACCAACATCGCAACTTGAATATACTGATGGTACAAATTGGTTTCAACTTGCTACACAAAATTATGTAAATGTTGTAGCAAAAGTTGCATGTACTGTTGCTACTGTAGGAACAAATCTAACAGCTACTTATGTCAATGGTACAGCAGGTGTGGGTGCAACATTAACTAATTCTGGCACTCAAGTAATTTTTACATTGGATGGGATTTCCCCTTCACTTAATCAACGAGTACTTGTAAAAGATCAAACTTCTACTTTCCAAAATGGAATATATACAGTAACAAATGTTGGTTCGGCATCTATAAATTGGGTTCTTACTCGTGCTACTGATTATGATTCTGTTTATTTAATTAATCCAGGGGATGATATCACAATAGTATCGGGTACAGTTAATGCTAGTAGTGCTTTTATGCAAACAGCTGTTATTACTACAATTGGAACAAGTGCAATTACTTTTTCAAGTCTTTCCAAAATTGGTGTTCTTACCATATCTGGAACTACTAATCAAATAGTAATCTCAGGCACAGCTACAAATCCTATTATTGGAATTGTAAGTAACCCTGTTATTCCAGGTACAGCGGGTATGACATTACCAGGTGGATCTACTGCACAAAGACCTGGTTCACCTGTTGCAGGAACATTACGTTATTGGAATGGACTTTAATAGTTGTAGTTATAAATGGCAGATGGATTTGAATATTGGTCTAATTCTAACCAATGGGTAACCATTGGAGCAAAAGGTGATACTGGCCCTCAAGGTCCGCAGGGGATTCCTGGGGTTGGAATATTAGCTACTTTAACAGGAAGTGTTTTAGGAACACAAAATAGTTCAGGTATTATACCTACTGTTTTGAATAGTTATATAACACAAACTTCCCAACAAGTTTTTAATTTCACAAATTCACAAAGTACTTTTGATTTATTTTTTCCAAATAGTGGGACGTATGGAACTAAATTAAGACTCGGTAGAGAAATCAATTCATCTACTGGGATAGTTGGTTTTGAGTTTCAATCAACCACATTAGGAAGTGGAACATCTATAT